AGAATTTAACAACAAGACTTGTTTTTTGTAACGGAGCCAACTTAGGGACCAGTTGATTGGCGATGCATATGATGGGAATATTGGCCTTTCGTATGAGATGAGCGAGTTCTCCGATACCGCCCCGTTCTTGGGTCGTGAAACCATCCACTTCGTCCATGATGATAATTTCCTTACGAAGACGTTTCATACCGAGACCCAATAGTCCACGCAGCATGGAAACGGAACGTGTATCGGACGCATTGTATTCGGCGATGGCATACCCGAACTGTTTTGCCAGAAGGTGAGCGATGGTTGTTTTTCCAGTTCCAGGCGGTCCGACGATTAGAGCCGCTTTTTCCTTGCTATCACTCCACGTAGATAGCCACTCAGAAAGGATGGAAATAGATTTTTTATGTCCGATAACTTCTTTTAGGGAAGAGGGTTTGTATGTTGTGGTGAAAGATGTCGCGGATTTTGGAGTGGCTGTAATAGAACACGACATTCGTGGATGTATAGAATGTGCTACATAAAAAAGTCTTCAATTTTATAAATATGGTTGCATCTTACCAATAACAGTATCGGTGTTTTTCACGTTTGTCAACAACGGATATAAGAGATAGTTGATTGGAAATTCAAACAAATAGGATAGCTTAAGAAAGTAAAAATTATCATAATATATTTTTATTTCTCCGGACTCTTGATTTCACTTTATTTGCGGTTTTGGCTTTGAAATTGGCTTTAGAATTGGCTTTGGAATTAGAATTGGAATTGGCTTTGAAATTGGCTTTGGAATTGGAATTGGCTATGAAATTGGCTTTGAAATTGGCTATAAAAGGTCTAATGGAAATCATCCAGATTCACGGATTTAATTTGGGCCTTTTCTTTTTCAACTTCCTCTTTCATAAGAAGCAACTTACGTTTGACCTCCAATAAATAAACGCGTTCTTCGGCAAGTTTCTTCTTTTCTAGTTCTATCTCTTTTTCTTTTGTCTCCACCTTTTTTATCTTTTCTTCCAATTTGGCGTAGTAGTCTTTCTTCTGGTGTTGATCTTTCAAAAGCTCATACAGCTCTAGTTTCTTTGTTTCAATCACATCATACTCTTGCCGACAAGTTGACTCAAATTCAATACAGTTGGTCATATGTTTCTGGCTGTCTATGAGTCTCATGACACGAGAGTAAGGACAACCATTATCCGAGGCAATACGTATGATATGTAACATGGCAGGTGACAGATTATGTTCTATAGTTTGAGGAAGGCTTTTACCACTATTCGTTTCACTCATAAAAGTGTAAGATCTTCTATAAAAGGTTAAATGATATATGGGATGAAACTGATTCTGTTGTAAACACAAATAAATCTCTTCAAACGGTGAATCCTCTTGATACTCACTTGATACTTTGTTGTCCACCAAACGATTCATCTGAACTTTCATCAACGTTGCAAACTCTTTCGCCTTTTCATCAATGAGTCTGGTGATGTGTTGTTTCAGTTCAGCAGATTCCATTTCGTGTTTGAAAAGAATTGCAGACATGATATACCACAAATGTTAGGATTGTATCCTCTTCAATTTTATTTCGGATACCTTTTGTATGGAGCTAGAGTGGTTATAACTTTTCCGGTATTTTTTTGTGCGGCCAAATTTACAATGTTGTTTTTGAGAAAACCCTTTGGGCTTATTGCAATGAACCAAAATAATCTAAAGACTCTCCTGTAAAAAATATAGATGAAATTTCTTTCGTTACTGGTAGTTCATTGTTTCAATTCTACGCATCCTTTTTGGAGTCCCTGTAATCAGATTCGTACAGACCTTTTGCCAAAGGATGGCATTTCTATGGATCTGGATTGTATATAAAATATTATCTTAGAATATATGGCATCTCTTGAACCACGAAGAACAAGACGTCGGTCGCGTTCAAAGTCTCGGTCTCGGTCTCGGTCCAGGTCACGGTCTCGTTCCATCAATAGAAATGCTCCTATCGGAAACTTATCTTTAGCACAAATTCAACGAAGAGTTGATCACTTGAATAGGCGCAGTGAAGAATTACACGCTAGATATAACGAAGCGGAAGAACGTCTTAAAGCTTACAAACGAGAACATACAGGCCAGTCATCCAAGGCTGTCAAAGATATGCGTAAAAAATTAACAGATGCCTCCGACCGGGCATTTGGTAGGTATTCTGCTTCAAGGCGCGAATTAACCCGTTTAACCCAAGAAATCAACAGACGCAGTGGATATATGGCGGCAAACGCGCCAGAAAGCGACGAAGAAGATGAAGGCATTATCCCACCAGGACCCCCGGCTGGAGCGGCGGAAGCGCATCCCATTCCGCCGGTGCCTCCTGGATTTGTACCTGTACCCATTCCAGTACCCGACGCAGCTAGATGCACCGGAACAAACGCAATGACCATGGAACCACTTGAACCCGCAACTTCGGTCTTACTTTCGGATGGGCAATGTTATAGCTATGACGGTATCATTGGACTCTATAATTCAGCTGCAACATCAAGGCAAGGATTCAGGTCTCCTTTGACTAGAAAACCGTTTACTCGTCATGATATTGACATGGTACTTACTCTGAAACAACGATTGAATGGTGGAAGACGAACGAGACGAAGACGATAAAAATAAGTTTTTCATAACATAAATGTATGTTATGAAATAGTTACATCTCTTCCATGACATCCAAATAAGGTTTTTCATATCCGTACAGTATTCTCACCAACGTTGCAAACCGTTGCTCTTCTTATAGGTATAAATAGGTGTAATAGTTTATTGACAATATATATACATGAAAAAAAAACATATACCTGTATTTGCTATAGCCATCGTTTTAGTTTTAATCGTACAAATCATCATTACCTATGGATGTACACATACAAAAATATTTTCATTCAGAGCCTTGATTCGTAATATCAGTATTTTAATCCCGATTGTCTACGGGATTCAATACGTATGGATACCCATTCTTTTGGAGGTTGTCCTAGAATACTTGAAATACTTAAGAAATACATCGTGTTATTTTGAAAAATACATTGCGACCACTTATTTATACAACGACTTTTTCAGTTATGTTACAAAATACCCGTTATTGACGAATTATTCCGAAGCAAACTATGACGGATTACTGGGCATTGATATGACTGATTACAGCCAAGAGAATTTAAAAAGAGTTCGTGATTGGGGCCAGAAAACGTATTACGAGACCTTAAAAAATCCATCCCCCTATTTTACCGATGTAAAAGGTGAAAAACACGATACACAAATTAAATATCAAAGCGACAAACAAAAGTTTGAATACATTTGTAAAAAATGCAACATTCAGCCAGGCATGAAAATATTAGAAATTGGATTTGGACAGTCTGACTTTTTAATCTACATTCGTGACCACTATGGAATAAGTCCTGTAGGGGTAAGTATTGCAAATGAACAAGTGAAGAAAGCAAGAGAACTCGGATTTGAAGCCCATTGTTTAAGTTCATGGGACATCACCGAAGAAATTGGAACATTTGATTTGGTATTACAATGTGGAAATGTAGAATATGTACTTTTATTTGGAGACTCCAAGGAAAAATACAAAGATTATTGTGCGAATCTGAAGCGCGTATTAAACCCCGGAGGTAAGTATTTTATCACCTGTTGCCATATGACCAAAGGGTATAAACGTTCTTTTTCTGACTTAGTGAAAACCTATCTATTGTGTGCTGGAAACGATGGATGTTATCCCAACGGAAAAGATGGATTCACAAAATACGCTGAACAGGTAGGGTTTAAAGTGGTATATCAAGAAGACCGAACCTTTGATTATTATGTCGCATGTATTCTATATTTTTCATTTTTACGGTGCATGAACCAAAAGGATGCCGTTATAGATGCAATGGACCTTAGTCGTGCCCTGCTCCTTACAATTGCAGCACCCTATTTCATCCATAGTTATTTTTGTTATCAGCCGAGTGAACACTTGCCACTTGTACCCTTTGGATGGGAATTTGAACCGCAGCCTCAAAAAGAGAATTTGAATTTTCCAGTGACCCTTCAATATATATTGTTTGAAGTTTAATGCATACCTCTTCTCGCCATATATTTTTTTGTACGTCGTCCATAGGTACAATGTTGTTTTTGAGAAAATCCTTTTGGATGATGACAATCAATACTTTTTTTATATTTCATACTCCATGTTCTTTTTTTAGTTTTTGTCATTATATCCTAATGACAAAAATAATCATAAATATAAATCAGAGCATAGTATAATGGCCTTGAAAATGGTAAAAGAACGCATTCTGGAAGAGTACGATATCAAGGATACTTATGACTCTGTTCATATGATTTGGCAATATCGTATCGTGGACAATACAACCGGTGAAGAAAAAGCACAAATACAGTTAACGTTTTCCAAAGAAGCCACGGTTGCTGAATACGCAACCAACGATCATTGGTTTGAACCTTCTCACACTAAGACGGTTGACGCCATTAACGTACTATGGTTAACTTCTAACCAAAAAGGATTGGGGTCGTTGATGCTCGCTTATGGAGTTTTACAGATGAAAAGTAAAAAACCCAAAATAAAATACAGTGTTCTAGACGATGATAGCGACCAATCTACCCACATCACAAAAAATATCTATAGTCGGTTTGGTTATTCGCCTGTAGATGCGGTGACAAGAACGGGTGAGAATACCGTACAAATAAAAGGACCCGAAAAACAAGTACTCTTGGCCGATTTTGTAAAGCATGTAGAAACTATGTTTCCTCGTGGCCGCAGTAATAGAGCAGAATCAAGACGCAGTTCATCGCGTGGGGCGGAATCAAGGCGTAGTTCATCACGTAAAAGTAAAAAGCAATAGCTCATAAGCAATCAGTCTGCCTTCCATAACCATTTGTCAAAATGGTCACTCGTATGGTGTACCGTAGATTGAGGTCTATTCACAATGTAATAAAGTGGGTTATAATCTTTTGCACTGTCTGAATCATGATAGGTATCTAACATCATATCTAAATCAGCATAAGTTAAGTCGCTATTCTCTATGAATTCAGCCCATGCCTCCTCCCTATGATTCATGTTCTTCAAATAGGGATAATATTTTTTAGGGATAAAACACATCATATCACTTGCTTTTGGATGTATTCCAATCTTATGATGGGGTTTGAAACAGACTGACGGCCATCGTATCGTATTCCATGTAGGGTCAAATACTTCAATAAAAGCAGGTTTCAAAAATAAATCAATCCGCAGGATAAGTATAAAATCATAAGTGTCTATTGAAATCTTATTTAAGGCATTCTTCACTAAATTGGTTTGTCCAATGAGTTCCTTGTATAGGTCATGGCCTATTTGTTTTTCACCGTAGACATTCATGAGGTTATTTGAATAGGGGGTTTCATACGTAGAAATATAGACATCCATATCTACTTTTGGTTGAAGCTCTTTGATAAAAGAAAGATGTGATTCTGCAGCTTGTATTTGTGCGTCATACGATTCCGCAGTCCCTCTATTGCGATTACTTTGTCCTCCTAATCGGAATGATTCTCCATACAAGAGCATACATCCTTTCATAGGTCTATCTGTAGAAAAGGATTCTTTCTTTTTTAAGATAGAATATAAAATAGAAATTATTAAAAAAAGGATTACCCAGTAAAGCATATATTCTATTCTTATATTTTAACATACTACATTCTTCAATTCTATCATTTTTTGGTTATTATACAACATGAGCTTGATTTCATCCTTGATACGGTTGAGACATTCATCGCTTTCTTTGTTGTTTAAATACTTCATAAACTTTTCTTTGAGTTCCTTTTCCGGATTGGATTCTAACCATTCTTCCAACATCATTTCTTTTTCTTCATACAACCTGTCTATTTCATCTTTCTTGTTGGCTAGGTTCCAATTGCATCCGTCGTAAAGCATAATGTATTTATCCTTGATATTGGAAATGTAAATGTTCATGTTTTCAGGCTTGCCTGGATTAAAATGTACTTTCTCTATCATATTTTTCACACAATGATTCACTTTCTTGAGACAACTCCGATAATCTTGGTCCGTCAAATGCGAGACATCCGTTTCACGATAAGAAAGCAGATTGATGTTTTGGATGTTGGTATTGAAGGACCCATTGATTTCTAGCTTCCCCATGAGTTTTTCTATTTGTTTGGATTGCGCATCTATTTTTTTTGTAAATTCTTGTTTTTGTGTTTCTATTTCATTTTTCTGTTGTTCTATTTGTATATTCATAAGACGAACTAGTTCTTTTAAATCTTCATCTTTGTTTTTGGTACACGTATATTTAATGTGTCTGTACATGGATTGTTTAAATTTAAATTTTTGCTCACAATACTTACATGTAAAATCATGTGATATTTTTTCAGCTACTTGGGGTGACTCTGGGGTGACTAATTGTTGACTTTGGGTTGACTCAATGTTGACTTTGGGGTGTTTTTGGGTTGTTTTTTGCTGAATCAGGAAGCTCTTCTCAATAAGACTATGTCGTTCACTTAATAAATGTTTTTCATAATTGAACTTCTTATTCGTCACATATTTACAACATTCGCATGTATGTGTCATCTACGTACTCTATATTTTTATTTTTATATTTATTTTTCTACTTTAAGTAGCATCAAGTAGCTGTATTGACTATTTATGGTTTGAATTTTTCCTATGTAAAGTAGCAAAACTGCACCATGACTTTTTGCAACAACCCTAAAAATAAAACATTTTCGAGGGAGGGAGGGTGACAATTTTTTTTGAAAATATTTAAAAAATTATTCAGAATATTTTACAAATAAATTTTTTAATTCGGATTCCGAAGGGGATTCTTCCTTTTCACAAATCTTCAAATGAAAATGTTGTATGTGATTCACCGTATTGAACGAGTCATGTATTTCTACATTGCATATAAAATGTTCTAGTTTTTCTAGTTGTTCCGTCTGCGTTTTTATCAGTTTTTCTTGTTGGTCCAATCGCAGATTCAACAAACGCATCATTTCTTTTACATCATCCTTATCTTTGTTTTTGATACAAGAATTCTGGATATGTCTATACATAGATTGTTTAAATTTGAAGGTTTGGTCACAATGCTTGCATGTAAAGTCTAGGGTTGTTTTTGGGTTGTCCAAGGGTTGTTTTTGGGTTGACTCCAAGTTGACTTTGGCTAACTTTTGGCTACTTTCTTCCAGCATACTATGCTTTTTACTAGCCAAATGTTTATCATAATTGAACCTTTTTGTAGTTGTATATTTACAACAGTCGCACGTAAACGTCATATATATTTATACTTATACTTAATTCTATATACTTTACGCTACTTTGTGCTACAAAAGTAGTCGCGCACTTGTATCCGTAACATTATTTACCACATGAAGTAGCAAATACACACTATAGCTACTTTTGTAGCAAATAAGGCTACGCTTTATTGGAAAAACAATCATCCTTTATTTTTTAATACTTTCTAGTTTTTTCATGGCATATTGTCCGCATGTACCGCAGTGGTCTTCGTTGGCCAAATCTATTTTTTCTTTCATTTGCTTATTGCATTGTTCTAGCCTCCATCTACCTACCGGCTTTGGCAATTCTTTGGGAATAAACTGTTTGAGAAAGGCGATGTACTTCATATACAAAACTCTGTACTTGTATTTAAATATTATTCATGTACAGATACTTAACGGGATACAATTGAAAAATCTACACAATATATATGTATAGAGGCGGTCAAATCGTCCACTACAAAAGGAACCATCCTTGGCACTATCGTTGGAAATCCTTGAGGTCACACAACATGGATTGCGGACCGAATTGTTTTTCTCTTCTTAAATATGCGACCCGTGAGGTATGTGAAGAAATGGCGCGTCGAACAAGGACCGGGATTAGTCCGCAGGGTATTCTCCGTGTATTGGACCAGGCCTATAAACCCGGACATGAATGGCGCCGTATTTCACCAAATGGTTACAACGACCAGTACGTGTTTGAAGGAGATGAAGACGAAGGAGACGAGGTGAGGTATTATTTTATTCATACGTATTTGGAGATTAACGAAGCCACCTTTGCTTCTATTAAATTCGGTAATCGTTTACACTATATCGTTGTATTGAAAGACGAAGAGGGATTTCATGCGATTGATGCACAAACGGGTGAAGTCGCTCGTTTAAAAGACTATATGGATGGCTATGTCAAAGAGTATCCAGATTCTATGTTATCCATAGTGGTTTCTCCTTTACATCATCGTGAACCGTATAAAGTATCCATGAAACAAATCAAAGAATATTTTCAGACTCCTTCAGAATATAGACAAGAAGAAAAAAAAGAACAAGAAAAATGGAGACAAACTCAAAAAATGGAAGAAAAATCACGGAGAAACAAGGAAAGAACCATGAGACGAAGTGAAATGGCTTCCATGAAAATGGCCAATTCGGAAAGTCGGGTATCCTTTAGTTTCAAGAATAAGAATCGTTCCAAAAGACAAACACAGAAATCAAAATCCCAATTCCAGAAAAATACTTAGAATATCATTTTGATGAAATCAATTCCAATTGGGCTATCCGCCGTTTCATCTGAATGAGTTCCGCCACCAGTACCGATTTTTCTATTTGATGATAACGATACAAAACACTTTCTATGTTGTCTCGTAAATGATACTGGGTATGTGCGTCCTTCTCATTATACAGATGTCTAATTTGAGCAAGGTCTTGTATACACTTTGTTTTAGAAGCTGGGTACATATAATGCATGTATTGTAAAAAGACCTCTTCAAAAAAAACGGGGTCCGAAAGGTCGGTTGAAGCCAATTCTGTAAAAGAGGTTTCCATTGAATATAATTTAGCATTCACTTCATATTATATATTTCTTATATATAATGGCTGCGTTAAACACCCCCGGAAAGTGCTGCCCTTCGCCGTAGAGTTTTTGTAGACCAAACGATTCAACATTGGACCACTCAAGTAGAAGAAGCGGAACAAGCCTTGGTAGAGTATAGAGAAAATACGCCTAATCCGATAGCTTCCCGTATACAGGTTTTAAGAGCTGCGATTGAACGTGCTAGAAATTCGTTGGACACGTTTGTGGTAGAAAGGGAACAATTGATGCAAGAAAGACCGATTCAAAGACAAAGGTCCCCGAATCGTAGCCTACGGATGCGAAGCTTTGGACGAGTCCGTGGCCGAAGCCTCAGCAGCAGCCGCAGTCGGAGCCGCAGTCGTAGTCGGAGCCGCACTCGTAGTCGGAGCCGTAGCAGTAGCCGTGGTCGGAGCAGTAGCCGGAGCAGAAGCCGAAATAGAGGCACAAGAGGAATCGACTACCTCAGAAGATGCGAACACTGAACCGAAAGCGGAAACACCCCGCAAACCTCGGCGCTCAGTTGAACGTCGCATCGATCAACTCACCGCACAACTTCGCCAGAAAGAGCGCGAACTAGAGGAAACCCGCACCAAGTCAACACCCGAACCTGAGAAATCCCCGCGCCGCGAGGACTTCGATGATTACGAAAGTTTCATCGAGGCCAAAGCCGAGCACAAGGCAATTCAGGCCGCCGAGAAGCGTTTAAACGAGGCAGACACCAAGGCCAAAGAACGCGAAGCACGAGCGCAGGAAGAAAACCAGCAACGAAGTTTCGTAGAAGCCCGCGAGCACATCCTTGAAAAGGGGGCCGAGGCTTATGACGACTTCGAGGCGGTCACAACCAATGATGACTTGAGCATTACGCCAGTGATGGCGGATGCGCTGTTGAGTTCC